GTGTGAAACTCAGTAGGCTCGGTTAGTTTGTTCCATAAAGAAGCATACTCAGTAGTGTTGCTTGTGCGGCCAAACGCAAGTTCATAGTTGTAATAAACACCTATCAACTCACGATGTAAGACTCCATCTTCGGTGCGCTCCGCGTACTTGTCGAGAAATTCCGCTTTGCGTTTGATGGACATCACAGGGATGTCATACGTGGTGCTGTCGATGATAATTGTCATACGGTGACTCCACTGGCAATGAGATTGCTACCAATGCGCACGTTTTCACGGTCAATATGGGGCTTGAGCTCCCTTACCAGTTGCGCCAATGAGCCAGTAAACCCAATCTCAATATTCGCTTGAATGTTTCCAATTTCCTCACGGACAATCTGACGGAGTAATCCCTCAGGTGTTTCAATATTTCTCCCTGCCGTTTGGTCACCCATAACCGCGAGAAATTGACTGTTGGGTGGGATCACTGCGCCCGTTGCAAGCCTGGGGATTTGCGGGGCCGTAATTGCGGGAACACTGAAACTAAGTGTTTGCCCACCAACCACGGGCACCCAATCGGGGATGTCAATTTGAATGTTACTTATGGCATTGGCTACCGCATTGATACCGAGTACCAACGCACGGAGCAAACCATTGATCATGTCAATTACGCTGTTGATTGTGCCCTTGAAAAACGCCTTCCATCCCTCAACTGTGCCCTTGAGGATGTTGGTGATTCCGGTCCAAGCCAATTGCCAATTGCCCGTGAAAACACCCTTGATGAAATCTAACCATCCCTGAAATTGCTTTTTTGCCGCTTCCCACACCTCAGCAAAGATTTTGAATTTATCTTTTACCACTGCAACAAGCGTATCCCAAATAACTGCAAAGAATGGCTGTATGCCCTCCCATAAGCCTTTGAAGAAATCTACGCCCTGTTGCCATCGCACTTGCAAATCTTCCCACTCGGCAATCAGGAATTCTTTTGTACGCGCCCAACCACTTTCGAGGGTGGGCCCGATTTTCTCCCATAACAATGCAAAATCTTGCTTGATGAAGTCCCAAGTTTTCTGTAGGTCTTTCCATTCGTTTTTGACAAACTCAACCGTGCGTTTCCACGGTTCGGAGTTGACAATACCTTCAATAAAGTTTTGCCAACGTTCTTTGAGTTCCGCAACCTTATCCTTGATGCCCTGAATTTTATCTTTCACCGTGTCAACTAATTCGATTGATTTTGCATCAACGGGTACAAGTGTGGATTCCACCTTGGGCGCGTTGGCATCTGTAGCGGTTTCAGGCTTTGCCAGTACATTGATCTGGTCAAACGCGGCCAAAGCACCCTGTGCAGCCTTTTTGGTTTTCTCAGCTTCTTTGGCAAGTTTCGCTGCACTACCCGGCACAATCTGCAGCACTTGTTTTTGCCCCAAGAATGCCGCAAGTATCATAGCTGCCCGATTCAAAATGGTAAGTAGCCAATCAGCGACTTTTTGAAGTATTGGCAGTAGCGCAATGAGCACCGGGAGAAATGCCGCACCAATTGCGGCCTTGATTTCTACAAATGTGTTTTTGAGAGTATTGAATTTTTCTCTTATGCCATCACCCGCGAGGGCAATCACATCAGTGATAGATTCTCGAATAGCACCGAAAATCTTTTCTGCGGATAGGGCAAAGAAAATCAAGGCACCAAGCAACACCTTTTTAAGCACCGCGCCAATCGATGAAATCACATTGCGCAAGCCAACACCTACCTTGGCAAACTTCAAAAGGAAATTATTGAACGCATTGGACGCGGAGCCTGTGACACGTTTCATGCCCGCGTTGAAACCTTTTTCATCAATCTTTGTATCAATTACTACACTGCCATCAGGCGTTGTGGTTGTCATTGCGTTTTGCCTCAGCTTCTTTCACCTTGCGCATGAAATCTGCCTCAAGTTCTTTTTCTTCCAACGATCGCTCATCAAGTTCAGGCACGTCTATCATTTCTGACATTTCCCGTGCAGCTTGTTTTTCCTCTTTGCTTGCTTTGCCTGTTTTCAACCTCTTGCGGAGTGCTACCAATTGGCAAAACGTTGTGTCTTGCCCAAGGTCCATAAACAGTGCCAGGAATTGCCACCAATGAAGTTGGGCGGTTTGCAGGTCAATCCCGTGCGTCTGTTTGAATGCGGCATAGATTAGGTTCGCATCTTTGGCAAAAGAGTAGAGCCTTATACCGTCCGATTCATGCTCACTGATTGCGCCACCATTGAGAAATAAATGTGCTTTTTCAATGGCCTGTCTCACGTCCTGCGGCACGGTGACATACACACTACTGAGTAGGATTACTTGCTTTTCTTGGGGCGTGAGTTCGGGATCTTCAAAGGCCATAATTATGCGTAGGCACGTGCGAAAATCCCAATTGATTTCAAACTCAGTAGGGGGTATTGCAATCGCCGTGGGCAGTGAGTCCGTGAGAATGTTCAAAGTGCACGCTTTGACCTCTTGCCCGTGTATTTGGCAATCTTCTCACCACGGACGGTGGAAAAGAATTGCCCAATGCCGTCAAAGAATTGCCCAAACGCATCCATCACCATGGCATCGCCAAACACCAATTGTGATGTGCCCGCGCCAAAAAGGTAGTCAATTCGCTCACGGACATAGGTACACGTCCTACTGAGTAGGGCTATTGTTTCCTCTTGCGTTGCACCCTCGAGTTGGGTTTCATATTCGGTAAACTTGGTTTCAAACTCAGTGATAAGCCGATAGAATTTCTCAGCAAACACCGCGTCACTTGGATTGAAAACCAGTTCACCAACGCTTTCACCATCACGCGTAATGGCAATGTGCTTTGCACCAGTGGAGATATTGAGAGAGTCCATTAGGCCTTTTCTTCTAACTTGGCACGGACAAAGCAGTCTTTTGCTTCCAAAAGTTTACGCATCCCGGCCGATTTTTCAGGACCATCAGGCAGGGTTTCTTCCATCAGCTTCGCCAGTTCTGCAATCGGCTTGGATACCTCTTGCAGTTTGGCGGGCAGGTGTTCATAACTAAACCACTTGATAGTTGTACTTGGCATGTTTCACCTTTTCAAAAAGCCCACCCGTGAGAGTGGGCCTTTTGTTATGCAAATGAGTTGCTTGAAACGTCGTACAGGCCCGTTGTAGGATCACCACGGAAATTGATTGTGAAATTGACCCGTGCGGTTTGCCCACCGTCACCACCAAACGAATCAATTTGAATGGTCACGGGTTGCTTTTCGGCGGGGTATTGATCGGTAGTCACTGGCGTTTCGTACAGATATACCAACAGGGCGTTGGTTTCTGCGGCAGTTCCCACCGCACGAGTGCGGCGCAAGTTGTCAATAAACTCGAATATCGCCTCACCGTTGATTGCCTGCCCTTCGAGGGCCATGTTGGGCGCGTATCGTTCCAACGTTACAGCCGCATTGTCTTGATTGATGTAGGTTTCCGTTGTGACCTCGGGATTGTAATTCAGGGTTCCCGTGGTAAAGCCGGTGCCCACGCGTACATAAGTTGCAGTGGTCAACGGAGTTGTATCAAGAAACAAGGCAAATTCACTGCGTTTGATTTTAGTTTCTGTCATTGTTTGTGCCTCCTATGGGGCATTTTGTTCATACACGAGGCGGCATTGGATCTGATAGATACCCGTGCCACTCTCGCCAAATTCAAATAATATGGGCTGTCCTAATACTTCAATTGATTCGGAGGTCTTACTCGTGCCCAATGTGGGCAGAGTGCCGATTTTGTTTTGCTGTTCAATCCATGCGGCAAAGGCTTCGTAAAACTCGTAATTGGCAAGCCGTGATGTTTCATCGGCTACGGATTCCATGCTTTGAAGTGCAAAGGGAAACGCACGGAGAGTTGCATCATTGATGTAGGTTGCAATCACGTGCTCACCGGGCAATGGCACGATCGCATACTGAGTAGGGGTCTTGCCCAATACATCAGTCAACATGGGCGCATTGTCTGCGAGGCCACTATAGGTGATGAGGTAGGTGCGCAGTGAGTCAATGAGTGATGTCATTCTTTGCCTATGAGTTTCTTGGCACCCGCAATGATTTTGGATCCATGCACTTCTTTCATCCGTGCAAACCACAACCGGCCACGGAGCGGGCCTGTGCTACTTTCACCAGGTTTCCTGCCCTGCCAGTATTGCCGCTTTGCATAGGGTGTAATCCATTTCACCGTACCACTGCCAACTTCCGTGCCTAAGATGCCTGATTTGATTAATGTACCTGTGAGCAGTGGGGTGTAGGGTTCACACCGTCGCAACACTTCCGAGTCAACAAACACCTGGGCTTTGCTATACCGCCGCGTCCACTTGGGGGCAAAGTTGGTTTTCCACTTCAATTGCGCTTTGCCACTTTTTGTGAGCACAATC